GCCCTCGCCGCCGCGCCTTTGGTGGCGCTGCCCACCGTTGCCGCACCGGCCCCCGCGCCGCTTCCCGACCCGCTGACCATATCGGCGCCGCTGATGGCGGCCATGCAGCAATGGCGCTGGACCACGGTGCGGCTGCGCACGCTGCGCCGCGAATTCCGGCCGGGATCGCGCGCGATCACCAAGGCCAAGGCGGAAGAGGCGCAGGCCTTCAACCACATGCTGGACAGCATCTGTCGTGAACTGGACGTGGAAAGGAGTGACGCATGACAAGTCTACAGAATTTCGTGTTCGAGGATGATGGGCAAAGCCATGCCGTGCGCGTGGTGCTGCGTGAGGGCGAGCCCTGGTTTGTTGCCAAGGATGTGTGCGCAGTCCTGGCAATCAAGGACCCTTCCGATGCTGTCGAGCCACTCGATGATGATGAGAAGGGTAGGGGTTTAATCCCTACCCCCTCTGGAGACCAAGAGATGCTGCTCGTCACGGAAGGCGGGCTCTACACCCTGATCCTGCGCTCCCGCCAGGCCACCACGCCCGGCTCGCCGGCGCATCGCTTCCGCAAATGGGTGACGGCCGAGCTGCTGCCGCAGATCCGCAAGACCGGCCGCTATACCCCGGACCCCGCCGAGACCTTCGACTGGGAGGCGATCGGGGCCAAAATCCAGCTGGTGCGCGAGGCCCGATTGACCGCAGGCCGCAAGGCGGCGCAGGCGCTGTGGAGCGTTCTCGGCCTGCCCACTGGCCTGGAGGAGCCGCCACCCATGCGCGGCGGGGCACTGCAAGGGATTGACTTTGTTCGGCAATGGCTGGCCGAGCGCACGGCCGAGGATCGATCCAGCCGCGTGCAAGCCTCGGTGCTCTACCGCGATTTTGAGCAATGGCTGGCCAAGCAGAACGGGCCTGGCATGACCATGGCGGCCTTCGGGCGCTGCATGGCCGAGCTGGGGCAGCGCAAGACCACCTCGAACACCGTCCAATATCTGGGCATTCGCCTCAAGCATATCAGCGAGATGATGGGCTGACCCTTCGCCCATAGAGCCCCGCAGGGACGATTCGCCGCCCCTGCGCCTGCGCCCCCGCACCCCCTCAGACAAGAGAAAAGGCAGTCCCAAACCTCCCGCCGCTCACGCGGCGCGATAGAGGTTTGGGAGATTTGCGGGATGGTGAATGCAAAAGTCCCAATCCAATTACAATAGCCAAATCAACGCTTTGCGCCGAATTTGGGAGGGTCGGGACTGTGCCCGCTCGCGTATAGTATGGGGGAAGGGGTGTGGGGTGTTTCCATTGGGGTCTGGGGCTGAAATTGTCCTTATGTGTCACGGCAGACCGTCCCGAGTGTTCCACCCTCTATAACACCCTCTGATCGCTTCGCTTTTTCCGGGGGATATTCCCTTCTGAATATCCCAGAACCATCCCAAAGGGAGGTTTGGCTCTAATGCCAAAGGCAATGGACGTAGAAGACCTGTTGATCTGGGCGTTTCGTGACCAGAAGATCGAGGCTGTGGCGGCGCGGTTAATGCCGTCGGGGTTGAGTGCGTCACCCGAAAGCAATCTGGCGCAGATACTGGCGTTGGGGTGTCGGGTGCAAACGTCATCGGCTGGGGCGATGCACATGGCGGTCCAGTGCCATGAGGATGCAGCGGTGATCTACGACGCGGTGATGGCGTTGCCTTCCGACGCCTGGGTGCTGGTGATCAAGCATGCTCGCAACGCGACGCGACCCGACTGGATTGAGGAGGGGCCGGGCCGGTGGATCGACCAGGTCGACAGGAATGGCCACCCGAAGAAGCTCTATATCGACAGCGATGCCAAGAAGGGCTTCATCGGTTATGCGCCGCCGGTGCTTGAAGGTGTAGACCCGGTCGAGGTCGAGGAGGCGCGCCGGGCCTATGATGTGTGGCGCTATGCCCTGGTCGACCTGGTGCCGCTGCTCAACGCAGAGATGGTCGACCATGAGGCCATCGGGCCGGAGGTTGCGGCGCGCCCTTGGGAGAAGAAAGAAGGGGTGTTGACGGCTCCGTAAAAATTGACATAGCTTCACCACAACAAATCAGGTCTGCAGATAGGCGCTTCGGGAAACCCGCGGCGCCTTTGTTGTTTCCGGGGTGTGGGCATGGCTTCTTCGCCGAAGCGCTTCCGCCTGCGATCCCAGCCCTCTCGTCAGGAACAGAACAGATCGTTCGACAATCGGCGTGGCTCAGCGCGCGAACGCGGCTACGACACGCGATGGGACAAGGCGGCGCGTTCGCATCGCCGTCGTCATCCACTTTGCCGTGGTTGCGAGGCTGCTGGTTTCGTTGTTGCAGCCGAGCTGACCGATCACGTGGAGCCACACAAAGGCGACCAGGCGAAGTTCTGGGACACCAGTCATTGGCAGTCGTCGTGTCGTTGGCACCACGATGTGGTCAAGCAACGGCTTGAGTTGATGTGGTTGCGCGGGGAAATCGCGTTGGCCGATCTCTGGCTCGACAGTCCGGTCGCGCTGCGGCTGGCCGAGCAGCTTCGGCAGTAGGGGGGGGCGGTCAAAAGTCGGCGGTCTCGCTTGCCGGACCGGCGGGTCAATACAAAAAAACGGCGCGCGAAATTTCGGCGTTTATATTTTTTTCCAGCAATCGAGACGGGTTGGCTCATGGCGCGCAGGAAGGATGATCCGCATCTGCAAGCCGCCAAGGGGTTTCCGGGCAAACGGCGCAAGCAGGTCGAGGCCGAAATCGACGCGGCGGTCGCGAGCGCAGAAGATGCGGCGCCTGGCTCGCCGGATTTGCCAAGGTTCTTTTCTGCCGCACCGGCGCACTGGAAAGTGGCGATCGATCTCTGGCGAGAGCTGGTCGACGTGCTGCGTGCCAGCGGCCGTTGGCGTCCAGGCTATCGCTCGGCCTTGGCGCGCTACTGTGCGCTGACGCAGAAGTGGACCGAGGCAATGGAGCAGATGCGGCGCGATCTGCCGCGCGGCGGCGTGACGGTCAAAGTGACGAAGGGCGACGGCAATACCGTCTTCCGGACACATCCTAGCGTCGACTTCATGCAGAAGGTGGGCGTCGAGCTACGCCTGATGGAGCATGAATTCGGTTTCACGCCGCGGTCGAACAGCGACATGACCCGTGTCGAGACATTCAACGCGTCCCAGGGCAAGCTGCCGCTGCATGGAGGCGGCATGCGAGAGCCCGAACGCAAGCCGGACGGGCAGGGTTCTGACCCGATGTCGCTGATGAGCGACACCGACAGCCCGCCGCCTGGCACGAGGATCCAGTGACCGCGACGGCATTGCCGGTCGGGTATGAGGGGCTTCCGGCCTGGCTCAAGGCGGTCGAGGATGATCCGCGCTACCGCTGGGCCATCCGTGCCTGGCGCGCGGCCGAGCTGGTGCCGGGCGCATGGTTCGACCACAGGAAGGCGGACAAGGTCGTCGACCGCTGGCCGGAAATCTTCCGGCTGACCGATGACCGCTTCGACGGCGTACCGTTCAAGCTACTGGCCTGGCAGGAGATAGCAGTTCGGCTGCTGGTCGGCTGGAAGAAGCCGATTGAGGTGCTCGACCCCTGGACCCACGAGCCGAAAATCGAGCACGTGCGTCTGTTCCGCCGGCTGGACCTGTGGATACCGCGCAAGAACGGCAAGAGCGAATTTCTGGCAGCGCTCGCGGTACTTTTTTTTGTCATGGAACCGATCTCCGGCGCCCAGGGCTTCGTTTTTGGCCGCAACGAAGACCAGGGCCGAATCCCGTTCGCCAAGATGCAGGCGATCATCGACAAGGCGAAAGGGCTGAAGGAAGACGAGCAAGGCAACGAGCGCGTCATCAACACCGACAAGGGCATCTTCATTCGCCAGACCTCGGCGCTTTGCCAGCTGCTGACCGGCGCTCCGGACGGCAAGCATGGCCGGTCGCCCACGGTGATCGTTGGCGACGAAATCCACGAATGGCGGACCCGGGAGCTGGCCGACACGCTCCGGCAGGGGACCGGCGCTCGCCTGCAGCCGATTGAGCTCTACGCTTCGACCTCTGGCCGCAAGCAGAACCGGGTCGGCTATGAATGGTTCGAAGAATCGATGGCGATCGTCCGGGGCGATCTCGACGACCCGGCCACGCTGGTCGTGTTCTTCGGCGCCGATGACGAGGATGACTGGGAAGACGAGGCGACCTGGCACAAGGCCAATCCAAGCCTTGGGTTAACGCCGACGCTCGACTATCTGCGCGGCGAACACAAGAAGGCGAAGGGCAAGCCTGCCGCCGAGGCCGTGTTCAAGTGCTATCACCTCAACATCTGGGTGGATGGCGTTGTCGGCTGGATACCGCGCTCAAAATGGGCTGCCTGCACGAAGGATGCGGAAAGCTGGAGGCGGCTATACGAGGCGCACAAGGGCCGGAAGGCCTACCTCACCTGCGACGTGTCCTCGACGCGCGATATCACCTGCGTAATGATCGTATTGCCGCCCGATGACGATGTCGCCGAGTGGGTGGTCATTCCGCTGTTCTGGGTGCCGGAGGCCACGCTCGATGCGCGTGCCGCCGAGGACAAGCGGGTCGACTGGCACAAATGGGTGCGCGAGGGCGCGCTCCAGACGACGCCCGGTGACTTTGTCGACCAGAATTTTGTCATGGACGCCGTCCTTAAGGCCGGGAAGCATTTCGACCTGCAACTGTTCGGGTACGACCCGTGGAACGCCGGCAAGCTCATTGCCGATCTGCAGGAAGCCGGGCTCGATCCCGAAAAGATGGTCGAGATGCGCCAGGGGCATGCGACCCTGGGAGAGCCGACCAAGGAACTGGAGCGCCTGATCTTCGCCCGCAAGGTGGAGCATGGGGGGCATCCGGTGATGAGCTGGATGATGGGGCACTGTTCGGTGCGGTTCGACGTGAACCTCAACTACGTGCCCGACAAGAAGAACTCGCTGGACAAGATCGACGGGCCCGTCGCTGCGGTGATGGGCGTTGGTCTGGCCATTTCCGAGGAAGTCCCTGGCCTGGGGCTTGCCGGTTATCTCGACAGCCTGGTGGGAACGCAATGAGTTTGATTGACAGGATTGCGGCTTCCTTCCGGAAGTCTGCTGCGCCGGTCGAGCGCGTCGAGCCGCTGAGCCTGACGGGGCCCCGAAACTGGCAATCTCACGAGAGCTGGGCCGGGGAGCGGGTCGAAAGCACCGATGTGCTGGCGCTGTCTTCGGCCTGGGCGTGCGTCAATCTCATCGCTGGCACCATCGGCACTTTGCCGCTGATGGTTTATCGCACCGGCTCGGATGGCATGCGCGAGGTGGCGCGTGATCATCCGCTCTACAGGATCCTGCACGACAGCCCGAACGCCGATCAGACGGCGGTCGATTTTCTGGAGTTCCTGTCGGCTAATGTCGAGCTGCAAGGCAATGGTATTGCCCGGAAGACGGTCAATAGCCGCAAGTCGATGGTGGCTTTGACGCCTGTCCGCGCGGATATTGTCAGTGTGACGCGAGCACGGACCGGTGAGCTTCGGTATCGTTGGACCGAGAACGGCAAGTCCTACGACCTCGGCCAGGATGAAGTCCTGCATGTTCGGGGATTTGGCGGCGGTCCGGAAGGCGGCCTCTCGACACTGACCTATGGTCGACACACCTTTGGCCTGGCCCAGGCCCTTGACCGGGCTGCCGGCAGCACGTTCCGCAACGGAATGCGCCCCAGCGTCGTCATCGCCTTCCAGGAGTGGCTTTCAACGGAACGCCGCACCGAGGTGCACCAGGCACTTGAAACCAAGTATGCCGGCGCAGTCAATGCTGGCCGGCCATTCGTAGCCGAGGGCGGCCAGACGGTGACGCCACTGTCCATGACCCCGGAAGACGCGCAGATGCTGCAGTCGCGGGCGCTGTCGGTAGAGGATGTCTGCCGTTTCTTCGGGGTGCCGCCGTTCATGATCGGCCACACCGAGAAATCGACGAGCTGGGGGACAGGGCTCGAGCAGCAGACATTGGGTTTTCAGAAGTTCACCCTGCGCCGGCGCCTGTCGCGCATCGAACAGGCCATGCGCAAGCAGCTGCTGACAGCTGAGGATAGGGCCAATGGCATTACGATCGAGTTCAGCCTCGAGGGTTTGCTGCGCGGAGACAGTAAGGCGCGCGCGGAATTCTATCAGCGGATGACCCAAATGGGCGCCATGACCATCAACGAGGTCCGGCAGCTCGAAAACCTGCCGCCTGTCGACGGTGGCGACATTCCGCGCATGCAGATGCAGAACCTGCCGATCACCGAGGCGGGAAAGGAGAACAGCGATGCTCAACCGTAAGGATGCCGGCATGCAGTTTGCCCAGTCCGCCCCCGTGCTCAGCATCAAGGCGCTCAGCGATAAGGGCGAAATCGAGGGCTATGGCTCGACCTTCGGCGGCGAGCCGGACAGCTATGGCGATGTGATCGCGCCTGGGGCGTTTGCCGAGAGCCTGGCCGACCACAAGGCGGCCGGCACCATGCCGAAAATGTTCTGGCAGCACGACAGCTGGGAGCCGATCGGCAAGTGGATCGACGCGAAGGAGGACGAAAAAGGCCTCTATCTGCGCGGCAAGCTCAACATGGATGTGCAGCGCGCCCGCGAGGCCCATGCCCTACTCAAGAATGGCGATATCGATGGGCTCTCCATCGGCTATCGCATCAAGGAATACTCAGTCGATACCGAAAGCGGGGTCTGGACGCTCGAGCGGGTCGACCTGCGCGAAGTGTCGGTCGTCAGCATCGGCGCCAATGAAAATGCCGTGGTCAGCAGCGTCAAGGCGCTCAAGGCTGCCCACGACCTCACGGAAAAGCTCAAGGCCGGGGACCGGTTGACTGAGCGGGAATTCGAAACCTGGCTCAAGGGATTGGGCTTTTCGAATTCGCAGGCGGAGCGTGCCGCGCGCGTCCACCTGAAAGGGCAGGGGGATCCTGCTGAAGCGGAACAAACGCTCGAATTCCTTCGGGCACTCCGGGGCTGATCCCCACAATTCATCAAGGAAAATGATCATGAAGACCAGCATCGCGGCCGTTCTGGCCGGGGGCCGCTTCGGTGCGCCCGCAATGACCTATTTCATGGCGCCACAGATCGCCTTCGAGGCGCCGAACGACCAGGGCATCAAGGCCATGGCCGAGGAAATCAAGGCGCAGCACAAAAAGGACATTGCGGCGGCCTGCGACCCGATCAAGGAAATTGCCGAAAAGGCGCTTTCCATGGCCAAGGACGGCGAAAAGCTCGGCGACACGCTCAAGGGTGACATCGACGAGGCGCTCAAGAAGCTCAACGAGCGTGTCGAGGATGCCACCAGCGACTTCGAGCAGAAGATGGCCAAGCTCGGCACTGGTGGCGATGACAAGCCCAAGTCGATCGGCGAGCAGTTCACCGAGTCCGAAGGCTTCAAGGCCTTCCAGGACAGCAGCTTTTCCAAGTCCGCCCGCGGCGCCGACATGCAGGTGAAGGCTACCCTGACCTCGGCAACCACCGACTCGGCCGGCTCGGTCGGGGATGCGATCAACCAGACGCGTCTCCCGGGCATTTTGCCGCTGGCGCAGCGGCGTATGACCGTGCGCGACCTGCTCTCGCCTGGCCGCATGGATGGCAATACGCTTGAATACGTCAAGGAAACCGGCTTCACCAATTCGGCGGCCCCCGTTGCTGAAGGCAGTGCAAAGCCGGAATCGGACATCAAGTTCGACCTGGTCACCACCTCGGCCAAAGTCATTGCGCACTGGATGAAGGCATCCAAGCAGGTCCTGTCCGACATTTCGCAGCTGCGTTCGATCATCGATCAGCGCCTGCTCTACGGCCTGGCCTATGTCGAGGAAAGCCAGCTGCTCAATGGCGATGGCACCGGCCAGAACCTGCACGGCATCATCCCGCAGGCGACTGCATATTCGGCGCCTGTGACCTCGATCGAAGACCTGACCATCTTGGACGTGATGCGCCTGGCCATGCTGCAGGCGGCCCTCGCCGAGTATCCGGCCACCGGCCATGTGCTCAATCCGATCGACTGGACCACGATCGAACTGCGCAAGGATGATATCGGTCGCTATATCATCGGCCAGCCCCAGGGCTCGACGTCCCCGACCCTTTGGAACCTGCCAGTGGTCGAGACGCAGGCTATGACCTCTGGCAAGTTCTTGACCGGTGCTTTCCGCATGGGCGCGCAGATCTTCGATCGCTGGGAAGGCCGGGTCGAGAGCGGCTATGTCGACGACGACTTCATCAAGAACCTGGTGACGCTGCTCGGCGAAGAGCGCGTCGCTCTGGCCGTCTATCGGCCCGAAGCCTTCATCTATGGCGACTTCAACACGGCTCTGGCCGCCTGATCGCCTGCCGGTTGATGCAGAACGGCGGCCCCTTCGCGGGGCCGCCGTTTCCATGAGCCGAAAGGAGAACAGCGATGTCCAAAGTCCAGAAGTGGAAGGTGGTCCGCCAGCATATCGGTGACCGTCCCTATGTCGAGGGTGAGGTGCGCGTGGGCACGGAAGCCGAATTCGCCCATCTGATCCCGCATGTCCTGCAGCCGCTTGATGCCAAGGCTGCCCCCAAACCCGCCAACAAGGCCGCGCCAAAGGTGGCGAACAAGGCCGACAACCGGCGCAAGGCCAAGACGGCCTGACGCCTAAACCGGCGCCACCCTGGCGCCAAGCAAAGGAGCTGGCTCATGCGCCGCTACAAAGTGACTGCCACGACCGCTGCCGACGGCACGGTGACCGCCTACAGCCCCCGCCTCTCTGGCAAGATCATGCAGATCGAATATGTGAAGGACGGCACTGCGCCGTTCGCCAATGGCGTGGACTTCACCATTACCGGCGAAGCCACTGGCATCGGGCTCTGGACCGAGAGTGATGTCAACGCCTCGGCCGTGCGCGCGCCGCGCCAGCCGACGCATTCCCAGGTTGGGGCCGCACTGCTGTTTGCCGCCGGTGGGACGGCCGTGGCGGACCTGATCGCGCTCGGGCGTGACCGCGTTAAGATCGCAATTGCCCAGGGTGGTGACAGCAAAGTCGGCACCTTCCACATTACCGTCGATGACGGTCTCTGATAGGAGGCGGCAATGGCTGAAGTGCTCGCCGTGGGGACAACCGCGGCCAACTCACTCGATGTGGCTGTCGGCGACGGCGAGGAGCTGACGGTCTGTCTCAAGGATGTGGCCGGGCCGCGCGTGGCCCAAGGGGCATTCGTCGACATCCTGCTCAAGGATGATGCCGGAGAGTATTTCCGCGTCGATGCCCTGACGGCGAACCATCCGGCGAAGATCATCGGGACCGGAACGTACCGCTTCTCGCGCCGTGCCGGCATCTCCTGCGGGGTCTTCAGTGCCTAGCGTGGTGCGCGATCTGGTGCGCCCCCTGTCGCGCGGTCTCGTGCGGCCGGGGGTTGCCACCCCAATAAAGGGCGGGGGTGCCGCGTCCTACGCATCAACGCCAGCGCCAAGCGGCTATCGCTGGTCATTTGTCACATATCTGGGCGAGCGCGTGACCTATCGCGGGACGCCGGTTGTCGCATTGGAGCCACTAAATGGTTGAGCTAGTCAAAGCGCAAAACTCTGCATCTATGCGCCCGTCTTTCCTGATGGCGCAGATGGGCGATAGCCGCCTAGCTATGGGTGGCGCGGCATCAGGCGGCAATATCCTCCGCTACATGCATGCCGTTGGGTCTTGGGTTCCCTTCCTGACAAAAGGGAAGGTCAAGTCTCCGATCACCTATAACAAGGCGGTTAGCTCATCGACCAGCATCTCCTATGTCGGGGATGGCGGGGTGAACGTAAAGGGGTTGATCCCGGCAGATGGATCGCCGGGTCAGCTTGCCGATGTTCTGGCACTCGATCCTATCCCCACGCACTGCCTGCTGCTGTCCGGCACGAACGATATTGGGAACGGCGTCCCGTTCGACACGATGACGTCAACTATGTTGACCGCTTGGGCCTCACTGCTTTCACGTGGCATTGTGCCGGTGGTTTTGCTCGATCTCCCCCGAGGCTGGACCACTGCCAGCTCCAGGCAGAAGCATTTCGCTTGGAACACCTGGTTGATGGTGAATGGGCCGCGCTACGGCGCAGTGATTATCGATGCCACGCCCGATCTCATGGACATCGCGAACGCTAATGGCGATCCGATAGCCAGCTATTACTACGACAGCCCAGCGATCCACCCCGGCAACAATGGGTGCTATTTCGCGGCGGGGCCGGTGGCCGACTATTTCAACGCTCTCCCTATGGGCGGATGGTTCCGGGGTTTCTCGGCTGGGGACGCCTTCAATGCCGCCAACAACCCTTATGGCAACAAGGCCCCGAATGGCGGTATAGGCTTTGGCTCTGCGGGCGCAAAGACGGGCGCGAACATCACTGGGAACGTGGTGTCCGGTATGCAGGTTTACCTGATATCCGGGTCGGTTACTTCCTGCGCTTGCTCTATCGAGGCGCGCAATGACGGTGGGGCGGGGAACTGGCAAAAACTCGACATAACGACCTCGGGCGCGGCCCAGATTTGGTTCTACCCCACATCCGACATCGCAGCGGCAGAGGGGGAGATTTACGAGTACGGGGTTGATCTCGAAGCATCCGGCATGTCGAGCAACATCACCATCAACGCCCGCATGTCGCATTTCAACGGTGGCACAACACTAGGCAGCGCCCATGCGTTCAACGTAGACACGACCAAGGGTCCGTTGCCACCCTCTTTCGCGGGCAGGGCTGAAATCGACCCCTATACGATGGCTGCGGGCACCACAAAGGTGACGCCTATCGTTGCTGCCGTAATCACCGGGGCAGTGACTAACGCTGTCGTCAAGATCGGCTCCATGTCGGTGCGTCCGCCTGTAGCAGCCTAGCTGCCACCCTAACCCCATCTGTGCGTCAGCTAGACTGACTTAAAGACAGTGAAAACCGGTGCCAGAGCGGCACCGGTTTTTCCATTTTGGAGACCCACTATGCACCGTCCCGTTCTGGTGACGCCGCCGGCGATGACGCCCGTTTCCCTTGAGGAAGCCAAGGTACAGCTGGCCGTCGATGGCAATGAGCGCGACGACATGATCACCGGTTTCATCGCAGCGGCTGTCGACCATCTGGATGGCTGGACCGGCATACTCGGTCGCGCCCTGGTCGAGCAGACCTGGCGGCAGGACTTTGACGGGTTCTCGCGCTGCCTGCGCCTGCCGCTGGCGCCCGTGATCTCGATCACCAGCGTCACATGGCGCGATGAGGCAGGCCAGCTTTCAACGGTACCGAGCGATGACTACACGCTGCTCTGCGACGAGCTGGGGCCGTATGTCGAATTCAAGTCGGACTATTCGATGCCGGGCGATCTCAACGAGACCAAGCCGGTTTCGGTGACCTATCTCGCCGGGTATGCGACGACCCCTGAAATCCCCGAGGATGGCGAGACACCCGCCGTCCCGGCAGTTTCCAATGTCCCCGCCGCGATCAAGGCCGCGATCCTCATCCATGTGAGGCTGATGCACGACGCCTATCGGCTGGGCAAGGATGCAGGGCCGATTCCGACCGCCGCGATCGACGCCCTGGTCGCGCCCTATCGCCGGGTTCTGTTCTGATGGATGCGGGCGCGCTCGACCGGCGCATCACGATCCAGACATACGCGATCACCCGAAACGCCGACAATGAGCCGGTCGAGGGGTTCACCGATCTGGCGACCGTCTGGGCCTCGGTCAACTACGTTTCGGACGCAGAAAGAGTGCGGGCGGCAGAGGTTGGAGCCTCGATTTCCGTGCGTTTTCAGATCCGATACTCCGCCACTGTGGCCGGGATAGACGCCAAGGATCGTGTCGTCTTCGAAGGCAAGACGTTCGATATCTCTGGGGTCAAGGAAATCGGGCGCCGCGAGGGTTTGGAAATCAGCGCAGCGGCGGCGGCCGACGAATGAAGGTCAGGGTGAAATTCAAGGGTGGGCGGGAATTGGACGCGGCGCTTTCGCAATTCAATGAGCGCAAGCGTCGCGCGATCGGCCGCAAGGCGCTCGACAATGCCGGGGAAATCATGGCCAAGGCCATGCGCTCGAAGGCGCCGGTCGAGCAGGGCGGGCTGCGCGAAAGTATCGATGTGTCCGGGACCCTCTCCAAGTCGGCCAGGTCTGCGCATCGGAAAGTGGCCGAGCAGGAGCGCTATGTCGGCCCGGACAGCAGGCCCGCCGCGGTGCAGCAGGAATTCGGCAATGAGAACCACCCGCCGCAACCCTTCGCGCGGCCGGCATTCGATGAGACGCAGGACGAAGTCCTCAAGCGGCTGGGCGATGGGCTGTGGATAGGCATAGAGCAGGCGGCCAGATCGGCTGCGCGAAAGGCAAAGTGACCCATGCAGACCAAGCTGGCCAATCTGCTGCTCGCCCATGCGCCCCTGGCCGCTCTGGTCGGCAATCGTGTCGATTGGGATACGCTGCCTCAGGGGTCACCGGAAGGAACGATTTCGATGTCGGTTGTTTCCGGCATCACGGACTATCACATGGCCGGTGCTTCCGGGCTGGTCTTCACCCGCGTCCAGTTTGATTGCCGGGATGCCACGGCGGCGAAGGCGAGGGCCATCGCCGAAGCTCTCAAGGCGCGGCTTTCCGGGTTCCGCGGGGACTTTGGCGGATATCAGTTTCAGGGGTGCTTCGAGGTCTCGCAGCGCACCAGCTTTGGCAAGGTGGACAGCCACAAGTGGTTCACCGACAGCCGCGATTACGCAATCAATTGGGGCCTCGCGTCCTGATTTAGCGCCCATCCTCCGCGCCGTGGGCAGGCGCCTCACAGTCATCATTGGAGAATGAACAATGCCCGCAACCGAGGCATCCATTGGCTATGGTTCGCTGTTCGACATTTCGCGTGACGGCGGCGACACCTGGCTCTCCCTGGGCGAGGTGTTCGACATCACCCCGCCGAGTGCTGCAGTCGACGTGATTGATGCCACGCATATGGCCAGCCCCAACCGCACCCGCGAATTCATCGCCGGTCTGACCGACCCGGGCGACGCGTCCTTCAGCCAGAACTTCGTGCCTGGCTCGGCGGCGGACGTGACGATCCGCGAAATCCGCACCAGCGGTGAGCGCGTCATCTGCCGCATCACCTATCCCAACGCAGCGGTGTGGAAGTTCGACGGCTTCCTCACGGGCTACAATCCGGCCGTGCCGACCGATGACAAGATGACTGCCGAGGTGACATTCAAGGTCACCGGCTCCACTGTCGTCGAGGCTGCTGCCATCCCGGCCGTGCTCGTCGGCCCCGCGATTTCGGGCACCGTCCAGGAAGGCGAGACCCTTACCGCTTATCCCGGCCAGTGGAGCGGCGGCCCGACCTTCACCTACCAGTGGAACAGCGAAGGTGTACCGATCTCCGGCGCCACCAGCCAGACCTATGTGCCGGTCGTTGGCGATGTGGGCGACAACCTCACTGTCACCATCACGGCAACCAACAGCGAAGGCTCGGCTGCAGCAACCAGTCCTGAGACCGTCGCAGTCCTGGCGGCATAACCATGGCCAATCCCCATCGTGGCGAAGTCGATCTCGTTGTTGGCGACCGGACCTATGTCCTGCGCATGTCCATCAACGAGATCGCGCAGCTCGAAACGCTGCTCGACAAGGGCGTAAATGAAATCTCGGCCATTCTGGGCAACGACCAGGATGTGCGGATCGGCGCCTGGAGAGCGGCGCTCTGGGCGGCGCTTCAAGCCAATCACAAGGGCCTGACGCTGGAAGCTGCCGGCGACATCATGGGCGAGGCTGGCATGTCCGAGGTCATGGCCAAGGTCGGCGAAGCTCTGCAGCTGGCATTTCCGGCCAATGATGGCGGCAAGAAACCAAACCCTCCGAACGCCAGTCGGGCTGGGACTGGCAAGCGCTAAGCGTGGAATATGCCGCTCTGGGACACTACGATCCGGACGGCTTCTGGAGCCTGACCCCTCGGCAGCTTAACGAGCGGCTCAAGGCTTCGAACAAGCGCCTGGTGCGCGAGCACAATGAGAGGATGACGGCCGCGTACTACACGGCGGTCATCCCAATGATGAAGAAACTTCCGAAACTGGAAAAGCTGCTGATCAGGGAAGTGAAGGCGGTGCGCCGTTCGCAATCCTGGCAAGAGCAACTGGCGATCGCCAGGCAGTGGACGGCCGCAAGCAGGAGATAATGCCATGGCTGGTGCAGCACGAATTGGTGCCCTTCACGTCATGCTCGGTCTCGATTCCGCCGAGTTCACGGCCGGGCTGGCCAAGGCCAATGCAGGACTCGCCAAGTTCGGCAATGCGGCCAAGATCGGGCTTGAGGTTGTCGCCACTGCGGCGGCGGCGGCCGGCGCTGCACTTGCTGTCGCGGTGAAAGGCAGCATCGACCGAGCCGACGACCTCAGCAAGACAGCGCAGCGGATCGGCATGACCACCGAGGCGCTGTCCCGCCTCGAATGGGCTGCCAAGCTTTCCGACGTGAGCCTCGGCCAGCTTTCGACAGGCCTTCAGCGTCTCTCCCGCAATATGCTCGATGTGTCGAACGGGGTGGGGGCCCAGGCCAAGACCGCGTTTGACGCCCTGGGCATTGCGGTGGTCGATGCTGAAGGCAAGCTTCGGTCCTCTGATGAGGTCTTTGCCGAGATCGCCGAACGGTTCGCCGCTATGCCGGATGGCGCGGAAAAGACCGCCCTCGCAATGAACTTGCTGGGTCGCGCTGGCGCCGAGATGATCCCGCTGCTCAATTCGGGCAAGGATGGCCTTTCAGAAATGGCCGACGAGTCCGACCGGCTGGGAAATACCCTCTCGACCAAGACCGGCAAGGCGGCTGAGGCCTTCAACGACAGCATCACCCGCCTTCAAGCTGGCCTTCAGGGCATGGTCAATCGGATTGCCGAGGCGGCCCTGCCGACCCTCAACAACCTGATCAACACCCTGACCAGTCCCGATTTCATGCAGGCAATGCAGGACTTTGCCATTGCCGCGATCGCCATTGCCGATGGTATCGCACAAGTCTTCATTGGCGCTCACAAGGCGTTCAAAGACTTCATGGATTACATCGGGGGGCATGGCGGCACCAAGGCTGTCATGCCGGAAGGTGCTACCAGCCTCAAGAATATCTTTCCGGAGGACTATGGCGCGGCAGAAGCCGACATCATGCGGCAACTCGAATGGCAGATGCAGCGCGGTGGTGGCGGATCCAAAAACCTCTATGAAGGCTTTTCGCTCAACCCGGATGGAACTTTCAAGATCGAGGAAACGGTCTCTGCGGTCGACCGGCTTCGCGAGGTTTTTGAAACGTTGGGCACCGGTGCTGGCTCGGCGAAGTCTGGCGTCGATGCGCTCAAGCAGGCCATGACCGATGGTCAGGCAGTGTTCACAGCAACCCGCACCCCAGCAGAAGCCTACAAGATTGAAGTCGAGCGCCTGAACAAGTTGCTACAGCAGGGGGCGATCGATCATGACACCTATACTCGTGCGGTACGCCAGGCGCAGGATGCATTCGACAGCGCCAGGACATCTGGAAACGAACTCGCATCGACGCTTTCGTCTGGCCTGTCCAACATGTTCAGCAGCGTGGTGGATGGGTCCAAGAGCGCCGTGGAGGCCGTTGGTGATCTACTACGCTCTTTGGGCCAGATGATCATCCACAAGGGCTTCGAGATGCTCATTGGTGGCATCTTCGGAGGTGGCGGCGGCTTCAAGCTGCCGTTCTTCGCCAACGGCACCAATTATGCGCCTGGTGGCCTGGCAATGGTGGGCGAGCGGGGACCGGAACTGGTGAACCTGCCGCGCGGCTCTCAGGTCATCCCGAACAACGAACTGCGGATGGGCGGCGGGCAGTCGGTTGTCGCTATCCATCTCGATGATGGCCTGCGCGCCGAGATCGTCAACCAGGCCGCCGGCCAAGCTGTCCAGATTACCAAAGGCATGGTCGAGCCAGTTTCCCGCACCGTCAACCAAATGGCCCAGCAAGAACGGTATCGTTGATGACACGAAAGATCATTGAGCTCGATACCCGCTATTTCTGGGCCACGTCGTTTGACTGGCAGATCGACTGGCGTGGCAATGCAGGCCAACCTGGTGTCACAGGTGCGGGGCAGGTTGTGTTTGGCAATCAGCCCAGATGGATCGGGCGTGTCGACTTCGCGACGTTTCGGCGTGACAAGATCAGGTCGTGGCGCGGCGTAATCGACCAAGTCTATGGTCGATATAATGCCCTGCGGGTGAAAGTTCGTGACCCCCTTCGTCCGACGTGGGCGGAGATGGGCTCCGCCTATACGGGCGGGGCTATCTATCACGGCGACGGATCAAGCTTCTCCGACGGGTCAGGGTACGCGCAGGGGGTGACGGCCCCCATTCTGGAAACGGCGTCGCGGGGGGCGACGTCGATCCGGATCGACGGCGATTATCTCGGCAACTTCATCAGCATGGGGCACTTTTTTTCGATCAATGATTGGCTGTACCGGGCGACCGGGATTGAGGGGCGTGGTGAGGATGCGCTTCTACATTTTGCAATGCCCCTTCGTCGCGCTGTGACCCCCGACGATGAGATCAATCTCGATGCGACATGCATCTGCGCTCTTGAAGGCGATCTCGAAGGCGCAAGCCGGGTTGAACCTGCCGATATAGCGCGTGTGAAACTGAGCCTGGTTGAATGGGTGGGGCCTGGCCGCGAATGAACATTCCAGAGGAAATTGCGCAGCGGCTCAATGACGAAGCCGTGGGTGCTGCACTGCTTATGGAGATGGACACTTCAGAGGGGTTCATCAGGCTTTACCCAGGAGAGAACGGGGTTTTTCGCGACGCTAACGGTGTGGATTGGATCGGTTGTTCGCTTCTGCGTATGGGTGAAGTCAAGGTCAGCAGCAACGGCTCTGCTCCGACATGGGAAGCATCGCTGTCCTATGTGCACGATCCAGATCGGGACGATCTGTTGCAAGTTATTCGTGACTACGGTGTCGCGGCGATCGACGGTCGCCCTTGTCGACTATACTTCCAGTATTTTGGCGAGCTCGAGGAAATGTTCGCGCCGATCTGGCAGCCGATCAAGTTCAGGACGCTTACAATGCGTCGCCTGATCTACACCCACAACGGCCCGCAGGAACGGTCGGTGACACTGCTGTGCGAGGGGCCGTTCCCGCTCCGGTCGCGCCCGCTCAACGGCCGCTATACCGATGCTGACCAGCGTCGTCGTGCGAGCGGCGATCCGTCGCTGGAGTTCCTTCCAACTCACGGATTCGACGATCAGCCGCTTTTTGGAGCTTAGCGATGGACCAGCGTCCGCTGCCGCATGATCAGTTTGTCTGGCGCGTGTGTTTTGTCGGAATGGCGCTGCTGCTGGTGGCGCAGGCGGTGAACCTTGTCTGACCTTGTCGCCAAGCACCTACGCATCTGGGCCACGACCGACTTTGCCTGGGGTCGGTCGGACTGCGCCATTGTCCTGGCCGACTATGTGCACGACCTGACAGGCAAGGATGGCGCCGCGCATCTGCGCGGTCGCTACACCACTCGAGCGGGCTGCAATCGCGTCTCCGGCTTTGTCAGACGAGGTTTGGTCGCTGTCGTTGGTGAATGCGTCGCCAAGGTCGGTTTGCCTGTCTGTGACGCCCCTGGGCGGGGTGACATCGGGGTGCTCAAGTTCAGCGAGCGAACCTTTGCCGGTGCGATCTGCCTGGGCGGTGATCGCTGGGCTCTCAAATCGCCGGAAGGTCTGATGACCGTCACCCGGCCCAACGTCGTCGCGGCCTGGTCCGTCCAAGGATAAGCATCGCATGATCAACCGGTTTTTGCGGAGTGCTCTTCTGGGCACGACGATACTCGTCTGCATGTCTTTGCCAGCGCAGGCCGATCCTGTCTCGGTCTCCATTTTGACGTTGATGGGCTACTCCGGCGCAGCAGGTCTCCTGGCGCCAACAGCGGTGCTGGGCTCGCTGCTGCTCAATAGTGCTCTTGCGGCCCTGCCTGGGTTTCTGCTGACGGCCGCCATTGGTGTCGGCGCAACGCTGCTCGCAAATTCGCTGCGGCCACAGCAGACCAGCCAGGCGCAGGATCCCGGCTCGCGCATCGTCAACCTGCGCCAGTCCATTCAGGACCGGTCAAAGTCCTATGGGCGGGTCCGCGGCGGCGGGCCCGTTGCCTTCTGGAAGATCAAGAATGGCCGCCGCTTTGTGGTTGTGCTGCTGAACACCGGTGAGATTGACGGCATCGAAGGGACTTATCTGAACGAGACCGAGGTTACCTTGGACGGACTCGATCAAGTTCAGGAGCCATCCTTCTTCTCTGGTGGATCATCAATGATCCGCATCCAATACAAGTTGGGCGCACCGGGCCAGACGGCGTTCGCCGATCTGCAATCCGAGTTCACTGAGTGGACCGCGGACCACAAACTGGTCGGCATCGCCGCGGTCCTCATGAATTGCATGAACACCGCGCCGGAGGACTTTGCCAAGGTCTATCCATCGGGGCGGGAACCTACTGTTTCAACCCTGTATCGCGCTTCCAAGGTCTATGACCCGCGAGATGTCACGCAAACGCTCGGAGATACCAGCACCTATAAGTGGACGCTCAACGCCGCGTTGATCATCGCCGATTGGATCGTGAGTCCGGATGGGTACGGCCAGGAAGTCGATTGGGACGAGGTCGCAGACGAGGCCGACGTGGCCGACAGCACCATCCGGAATCGGGCCGGAGACTACATCCCCAAGTGGCAGATGTCTGGAACTTATTTCTTCTCGCAGACGCGCGAGGAGGTTCGCAAGCAACTCGCGATTGCATGTGACGCATGGTTCTACGACCGATCGGACGGCAAGGTTGGCTTCAAGCTCGGCCGCTGGATGGAACCGAAAGTCACCATTCGCCCGGAACACATCAACTCGATCAAACTGGGCGAGGGGCAGGACGGTGAGGTGCGAAACAACGCGCTTTCCGTCGAATATGTCGAACCTGCGGCTGGCTATCGCCAGTATCCGTCAGCGGCCGTCACGCTTGACGACGGTGAGGCGTACAACCAAGCGTCGGTCGCTGCTCACTGGGTGCCAAACCATACGCAGGCATGTGCGGTGGCGAAGCGGACATTGCGCGCTATGCGGGCGCCAACTGACGTGACGATGAATCTAAAGCTCTACGGGCTTCTTTTGATGCCGGCCGACAGCGACGACTCTCGCATTTTCCGGCTGGAATACCCAGAACTAGGCATCAGCGCCAATTATGAGATCGCTGATGTTTCTCTGGCTCCTGATGGCATGTCGGTGAACGTTTCGGGCAGAGCAACCGAGCAGGCGGATTGGACCTTTGACGGATTGGTCGATGAGCCTGAACCATCAACCATCACCGACATCGAGGTGGTTGACGATATTGCTGATCCGACCGGTGTTGTCGCGTCGTCTCCGGAGTCTGGGCAGTTATACGTTGCGTTCGACCCGCCGCCGCGCTCCAGCCTTCTGAAGCGAGTTCGCTATCGCAAGATCAGCACCACAGACTGGAGCGAAATCGGGGTGCCTTCGTCTCAGGATTACCTGATGATCAACGGCCTTCCGCCAGGTGATGTTTACGAAGCTCAGGTTCAGTTCAGGACCGCGACCGCAAACGCCAGCAATTGGGTGGCATCGACACCGCCCAATGTGACGATTTCGTCGACATCTTCTCCACCCGGCCCTGTAAGCGGCGCCTCTGCTACCGGCGGTGTGGGCCAAGCGACGTTCAATTGGACAGCGCCAAACAGTCCAAACTACGTCGGTGCTCGCATCTACATAAACACCGTGAACACGTTCCCAGGCGGAACAGCGACTGCGACTGAGTACGGTACTCCAAATACGGCCGATAGCAGGCTGGTTACCGGCCTATCGGCTGGCACCAAGTACGGCTGGATCGTTGCCATCAACTCGTCTGGTGACGAGGCAACAGCCGTCGCCACGGGTTCCTTCACGGTCACCTAACTCTCTCAAAATTACCGACATCCGGCCCTGCATAACGCGGGGCCTTTTCTATTGGGGCACGCAATGGCGCTCGATATCGATACCGTTTACCGCGACAACGTCATCAAGGGCGATATTCACAGCGGGGCGCATGAACCTGACAAGGCGGAAATCCGCGCGCTGCTAAAGACGCTGATCGGATCGTCGTCGGCGCCGGCCGTGGTGAAACAGACCAAGGCCGCTCTGGATGCGGTCACGCCGGCCGCCGAGACCTATGGCGGCTTGGTGCTTAATGACCCTGATGCAACCAAGAATGGCTACTACTATCGCTCCGCTAGCGCGTGGGTGAAGGGTCGTGGCTTCCCTGACACATTTGCGGTCCTGACCAGCATCGGCGGCACGGCAAACGCCATCACAGCGTCGACCGAGGCGACGGTGAACCCAGCGGACGTATTGTGTGTTTTGCTGCCCGACCCACCGGGCACGAACTCGTCCAGCACCGTGACGCTCACGCTCAATGGCGGTTCCGCCGAGAACGTAAAGGCTGCCTCCGGCGCCAACCTGGCCATTGGTGACATCATCGAGGGGGTTGGCACGCTGTTCTTCAAGGCGGGTAGCGAGTGGCGGCAGTTGTTCTCGTCCGCTACCGGCGCGACCTTCGACCATCAGGGGGACTATGTCGCCCCGACCACTTACACTGAGGGTCAGGTCGTCACTGGCTCGGATGGCAAGTGGTATCAGCTTAAAGACCCTTCCGCGACCGGCGACGATCCTGTCGGCAGTGTCACAGGGGCGTGGCTGGAGATTCTTGCGGCGGCGGCCGTAGCGGACGGGTCGGTTACCACGGTCAAGATCGCTGACGGCGCTGTTACCGAGCCGAAACACGCGACCGGTGGCGTCTCGACCCGCGCACTTGCGGCTGGCGCTGCTACGCTCGTCAAGATCGGTGATGATGCCAAGGCAGACTTCCGGCTCGTCGATCCGAATGGGCCGCGCATTCCGGTGGCCTACTACTCGGCCACACAGGTGGAGATTACCGGCGTCCGCTCTGTCGCAATGGGCGGGTTCCGGTTCAAGGGCCGGTATAAAGAGGGTCGAGCGCCGGTCTTTGATATGCCTGCTTTCGACAGCGCCGAACGCCACATTATAGACCTCGGCAACGGGTCTAGCACGGCGGGCGACCTGTTCGCAGAAGCCTGGCACGTCAAGTCGAACTGGTACGCCCAGTTTGCGGCAGCGAATGACGGCGATGCGACGGCTACACTTGGCTCAATGCCGTTTCTGCGCGTAGGTTCGATTGCAGGCAGCGTCGTCACTCTGAACCAAGGTGGAGAAAATCAGCGGTCCATCGCTGGTAAGACCTACCAGTTTGCCACCAATGCACTGGTTGGCGCAGACGTTCTGGTCATCACGGAGACGCTGAACAGCCGCGCGAACGCCTTCTCAGGGCGCTTGACCACTGTCACCGCCAATACGGGCACAACGGTGACCCTGGCCGATGTTGGTTCGATGGCTGCGTATGACTACTTCCTGATCGCACCGCCCGGTTTCGATCACTATTGCTATCTCAATGCCTGCTATATGGACACGGCGGAAATTCGAAATGTGGGAGACTTGGGATCGACGGTCGCCACAAGAGGTGCAGACAACACGCAGGCGAACTATAATGGTGAAATTACAACTCCCATACTTGTGCCCTTTGATGGACATATCTCACCACTGGCGGGGGCGGTGATCTTTAGCCACACTGACGTTATCGGTTCAAGTTCCGCTGGCGACTTGGTTGCGCGATGGGGCACGGATGGCTCCAATCATGACATTGCGGATTTCTACTACCACAAGACTGCAACGACATCGCAATCCTGGGTCCATATGTTCCCACCGCTAGTCTTTTCCTTTGGCCCTCAGCTTTATTGCTACTCCGGTGGATCGCTAAATGTCAGCGGCACAACGCGGGCTGCTGGCATTCGTGGATATGTCGAGGTTTAGCGGGTGGCGGAAATATCGGTACTGTCACGGCTCAACAGGTGAGAGCTTTGGTTGGGGTTCCTGAGCAATCCTTTGGAAGCGGCGCGCGCAGGTTCAATCCTTGTGCGGGGATGGATTGAGCCATAATAGGAGCGCTTGTGCGGATTGCTGGAAAGGTTTTGCATGGGGAAGCGGACACTCATCTTAGCACTTGTTGCATTGGCAGTAGTTATTTCGGTCACATTGTATTCCGTGGGCGAGATCGTGCGTTCACCCATTCTTATCCAGACAGGCACCATTCCCGACCGGGACGCCCCAACGATCATAGCCGGACGCAAGAGCTTGGCGAGAAAGCCGGTTGAGATGATGTCCCTGTCATACCCAGAGGCGGCAGTCCAAGCCGACAACGGCGCCATTTATGTCGCGAACGCGATGGGTTTCAGCGTTGAACGCATCCTTGGAGGTGTCGCCGAGACGGTCTTGGCGGGCACACCGGGCGACAAGCATCCGAGTATATTTGTGGACCTTGCAAAAGATGGGGCGTCTGTTTTTGCACTCGACGCCGCCAACGCTCGTGTCTGGGATCTTAGCCAAGCTCCTGCGGAAGTTGTGTTCGAGCCGCCGCAAGCGCAGCCATACATCCACGACGACGGGCGCGTTTGGGAGATGGAGTACCTTTTGTCCTCACTGTACGCTCAACAGGGGCGCTTCCTGGTTACCGCTTCGCGCGTGATCTGGCAGGGTGAGTCTCAGCAGTACAGCTTGGAGCCCAATGCGCTTTTTGTCGGCTCGCCGGAAGGGTGGAACGAAGTGCCGGGGAGCTTTGCAGTGGCGAGCGAGTTCGGCAACTTTAGAGATGCCGTCTGGCTCGAAGGTGGAGCAATCCTTGCCATCGCTGGAGAGCAGTTGGTGCGAATCGAAGAGGCGGGACAAGTCACTTCTGTGGGCTTAAACAATGCAGGATTCGGCGGTGGCATCGTGCCATATGAACACGGTTGGCTGGTGGGCGCCCATACGGATCTAGTGCACGTACCTGCAGATCTTAGTCGGGTCGATGTGGTCACAGTTCCCTTCCCAACCGCCAATATTGGGCACTTGTCTTTGACTGTTGACGGCGAGCTCCTCGTCACGGACACCGACCGGCAATCTGTCTATCTGTTTGATCCCGCCACAGGTGAGGTGTCTGCACAATTTGGCAATGTAGATGGTGTGTCCTTTAAGATCGTAGCGATCGAGGCAGACGGAGAACGCCTTCTGATGCTAGACAATGCCACGCCAAGGGTGATGGAATACGACCCTAAAGCCGGGGCTGTGGCTTCGGTGGCCGGTGATGGTGTGCAGGGTTATGACGGGCCAGCGTCGGCAAGCGAATTCAGCTTCCAATATCCCTCGGGCATGATCGCAGCTCCCAATGGCGACATACTGGTAACTGAAGCCAATTACCGCATAGCGCGCGTCGATAACGATAGGGTCGAGATTTTCGCTGGTGACATAGCATCTGGCGTCCCAACTGACGCAAAGAGCTTCTCAGATGCGCGCTTCGGGTCGTTGCGGGGCATGGCCTTCGACGCGGAAGGGCGTCTTCTCGTAGTTGACCAGACACATCACACGATTTGGCGGTTTGAGGTGGACGGCACGGTGTCCAACGTCATGGGCCAGGGCGCGCCAGGGCAATGGACGGCGGGTGAGATAGCGAGGGGGCAGCCGCTCAATCACCCTTCCGGTCTTCTGACTCGTAAGGACGGCACGATCCTTATTGCTGATGCCTACAATCATGTCGTGGTGGGCATCGACACAGAGGGGCGGACCTTTCCATTCGCTGGGTCGATCAAGGGGACCACATATCAAGGTCACGGAGACTACTCCGGCGATGGTGGCCTTGCGACCGAGGCCAAGTTGAATACACCTCGCCAGATGGCGGAGGACGGAGCTGGCAACGTCTACATTGTGGACGAATTCAACAATGCAGTCCGCAAGGTTACGCCTGACGGCATCATTTCGACGTTTGCCGGGGGACGCTTTGGGTTCTCGGAAGACGGTTCGGCAATGAACCTGCCGCAGGACGCCGCCGTGCTGGGCGATCACCTCTACGTCGCAGACACTGGCAACAGCATAGTCTGGGCATTCCCGCTGGAGTGAGATCGGAAATCACACGACCGAAACCATCCTGTTCTCGTTTCTCGCTTCGACTCGCCATCCTGATTCCTGCGCGAACCACGGTGAGGATGAGGTTTGCTCTAAATGTCGGGTGCCTGATCCTGATAGTGGGTGGCCAGCGGTGATGCGTCTCCGCGACCTTGTCCACTGCCTCGACTGGCCATGTCGCGGAATATTTCGATATGGATGGTGGCAACCACGTAGAATACACCGGGCTTTACCCGAAGAACTCCAGTGGTAACGGGTCCTATGTTTTTCCCGCTATCGACATTGCCTTCTCATTCTACCCCCAGTTCGAGTTTTCAACCGGGGGTAGTTTGCAGGCTAACCGCATCGACAGCCAACTCAATGTTACAGGCTGGCATGAGGGATAAGCTAGTCGGCTAACTCAACCAGCAGCCAAGACCACGGCTGGACGATGTAGCCACTGATCTGCATCCCATTCACGACCTTTGTGGCATCCCACGCATTCGTCAACGCCTTCGAAGTGTCCGCGATTTTCGAAGCGTCGAAGTCGTTGTCGAGGGATATGTGCACACCCTTGACCCGGCTATTGCCCGCCAAGAGGTGGCGAAGGTAGTGCTCGCTGTAAATATTCAGAAAGTGAAACCCGCGGGGTTCTTCGTCTTCAAATTCAGCGCCATCCTCGCGCGGATCAACATGCTTTATGACGAAGCTGGTTTCACCTATCAGGGTGCGGACTAGCACCTGGCGACGGGCAATGCGGATCAACTCGGCTAATGGTTGAGCAACAGACGGGAGATGCAGCAAAACGTTACAGCACATGGCGACATCGACCGAGCGATCTTCCATTGGGAGATCAAAAATGTCGCCTTGTTTGAACTGGACGGAAGGATTGCCAGCAAACGCTCTTTGGCCAAGGTCAACATAGTACGGGGTTGCGTCAATCCCGCGATACTGGAAAGGCTCTGGGATAGCCTTTAGGAGGCTCACTAGGTAATGCCCAGCCCCGCAACCTACGTCCGCAACCACATCGCCAGTGCGAACTAGTTTCTGCATTCGTGCGGCGGCGGCCTTGCTGCTCTCCATCTCGCCAAGCTCGCTGGTTGCGCGCTTGAAAAACAAGTCGCCATAGGCTTTGGCCCCCTCAGTTTCGGTCCAGGACTCGCGCCATTTTTCCTGCATAGTAAGCCTCTTATTTCCGTTTGGATGGCGCAGTCATAGATCACTGACATACAACTGGTCTAGCGAAAGTATTCGCGGGTTAGTTCTGCAGTAGTATGCCACGGACCGCGTAAAAGAGGCGGTCACCAATGGTGGGCGGTAGATCAAGATATTCCCGGCCCAGACGGGTCAGCCGGTAAAATTCAAACGCGCCAGCCGCTCCGTCATCGGAGCGCTGGATGTAACCGGCCTCATAAGCGGTGTCAGCCATCGGGCCAAGCGGGCATTCCTGGCCTTCTGGCCAAGAATACACTCCTTCCGAATGGACAGCTTCAAGAACCTGCCGAAGTGATTTCATGCGTTCCGATCCCATGCGATTGATCCGGTATTAGTAGTCCGCACCTAAAACCTCATGCAAGGCGGGCATTCCCGCTGGAGTAGCGGCGTGATAGGCTAGAGACGGTCATCGGAAGGGGAAAAAGTGGAACATTCTTCGAGCCTCATGACACGAATAAAGTTGAAGGAATTGGGGCCAGCACCTGCCGGGATTGACGATGATATTTGGCAAAGAGCCATCGTCATCGTCGCCGAGATGAACGTTGATTGGTCAGACGATGGCCGGTGCGGACGTGATCTCGAACGCGCGAGGGAGGCGGAAGCGGTTCTCTCGATTGCTGAGGCAATCCAGGCAGAGAGAAAAGCTAAAAGCGTCTGGATCGCGAACTCGGCGTCTGTGGTACAGCGCCTGCGCAACCCCTCCCCGGAGATGATGAAGTTGGTTCTGGCAAACCTGCCGAGCGAGTACGACCTCGCGTATGAAGATGACAGGGATTTCAGATCTACTCGTCATCTTCTGAGCGTTCTGGCCGACCACCTTGCGGAATAGCCGCGGCGCCAAGTCGTATCACTGAACAATGCAAGGCGGTCCATCTGGGCCGCCTCTTTCTTTTCCAACACATCGATAGGACGTGAACCATGAACTTCGTGGGGACTGGACGCCGCCTGGCACAGGGCGACGTTGGCGATGCTGCGCGCGCGCTCGGCATTGAAACGGCTGTGCTGCTGGCCTTCCTTGAGGTCGAGGCGGCGGGCAGGGGCTTCGACAGCAAGAACCGGCCCAAGATGCTGTTCGAGCCCCATGTGTTCTACCGGAACCTCGCTGGCGCTCTCCGGGCCGCTGCAGTGGCTGCCGGGCTGGCTTATGCCAAGTGGAAGCGGAACTATCCTGCCGACAGCTATCTTCGGCTGGAGAAGGCCATCGGGATTGCTCGTGAGCCGGGCTTTCGCTCTGCCTCTTACGGCCTGCCCCAGATCCTCGGTGAGAACCACGAGGCCGCCGGCTTCGCATCGGCCGAGGCCATGTTCTCCACCATGAAGCAGGGGGAGCGCGAACAGCTCCTGGCCATGGTGACGCTGCTGAAGTCGTGGGGCCTGGCTGCAAAACTCAGGGGCAAGGACTTCACCGATCCGGAAAGCTGGCGCCCGGCGGCGAAGGCCTACAATGGGTCGAGCTATGCCACCCACGGCTATCACACCAAACTGGCGGCCGCCTTCGTCAAGCACGCCAAGGGCATCGATGCGGACACCGGCAAGGCTCTGCCGCGCAAGTCCGTCGTGCCTGTCGGCGCCGTCATTCTCGAAGCCGGCATGAAGGGCGAGGCGGTCCGGGTGCTCCAGGCCGATCTGCAGGCTCTTGGCTTCGTCTTCAAGAGTGGCATCGATGGGCGGTTCGGCTCCGAGACCGATGCCAATGTCCGGCTGTTTCAGGCTGGCCACGGCCTGACCATCGACGGCAAGGCGGGGCCCAAGACGATGCGAGCCATTGCCGAAGTTCTGGCGGCCAAGGGCGGCAATGAAGCGCCTGAGGCTCCCAAGGCAGCGGAACGGCGCGTGCATCCGCTCCTGGCCCTTCTGCTGGCCATCATCAACGCAATCTTCAAACGATAGGAGGTCCATCATGGGACCGTATATTCGCATTGCACTGCGGTATCTGGCCGGGGTGCTGGTTGGTGCTGGGGTGTTCACGCCGGAGCTGGCCGACCAGTTGGCCACTGACCCCGACGTCATCCAGATCATCACCGAGGCGGTCAATTGGGGCATAGTTGTCGGTGGCGCGGCAATCGCCGGCATCACCGAACGGGTCTATGCCTGGGCAAAGGCTAAAGGGTTGGCCACATAATGTGGGCCGCGATCATCAATTTCTTGACAGGCAATGTGGTGCAGCGAGCTTTCGACGTGATCGACAAGAAGATCGACGCCGAAAGCGACCGGGAACGCCTCAAGGCAGATGTGGTGAAGACCTGGCTGCAGAATCGGGTCGCCATGCCGTGGTATGTCGACTTCTGCTTTATCGGCCCGCTGGCGCTCTGGTGGGGCGCGATATGCGTCTACAACATCCTTTGGCATCAGGGCGGACCGTTCCCCCAGGCCTGGGACATTGCCGCATTGCCTCCGCCCCTCGATGAGTGGGCAGGCTGGATCATACTCTCGCGCTTCGGCGTCGGCGTCGTGCAGAGCTTCGTGCGGCGCTGATCATCACAGGCGGCCCGCGTCTCCGCCCCCTCTCCACCTCCACATCATCAGGGCAGACTATGACGGAAACGAACTCCGAACGGGCCATCGGAAGGCTCGAAGGCAAACTCGATGCGCTCATCAAGACTGTCGAGCAGCAGGGCCAGCAATCAACCGAAGGCAGGGCGAAAATCTATGAGCGACTGGAGAAGGTTGACAGAGACACACAGCTCTTGACCGGCCGGATGGAGGCTGTCGAGGGCACCGTCACGCGGATGGGCCCGGTCTTCATGCGCGTCGGAAGTCTGCTGGAACGATCCAAAGGCGCGTTGTGGGTGCTGGCCATATTTTGGCTCTTCATGGGCGGCCTGATCCTGGAGGGGATCAGATGGGTGGGGCATGTGGCCGCAAAGGCCTTCATGGGCGGACCGTGATTTGACCCTCGGCCGGGTTTCGATATTCCATCCGGCCATGATCAGCTACGACACCATCGGCAGTCTCATAGAGGGCGGGTTTTCAGTCTCCGCCCATTGCCATGGCTATGGGTGCCACCATCACGCGCATCTCGACCTCCCGGCATTGGCTGAGCGTCTCGGCTCTGACTTTGTGACGGTTGGCAACCCAAACCCGCTGGTGAGGCTTCTCCGGTGCCAAGCGTGCGGGGGCAAAGACCTGGGCATCATCCTGCAGCCGGTCACTGGTTACACCGACGGTCCGCCCACTGCAGTGCTGACGATGGCCAATCCTTCTGATGATCGTCCGCATGTGAAGGGCAGGAGGGCCCGGAGAAAAGTCAGGCTATAGCGAGTCTTTGTGCCCCCAACTAAGCGGCGAGAACGAATGTGGGGGTGCGATTGTTGCGCGCTCCCGCAACCAAAGAACCCCAGTAACTCAGCCGAGTTGCTGGGGTTTTCCTTTTGTGGTTTTGCGGTGTGCGCTGTTTCGGCCCGGGGTGCCGGAAACTGGCCGGCTGTTGGCGACCTGGAGCCAGGTTCCCGCTGAAAAGCTGTCGTTGCTAGTAGTTGGGTTGCGTATTACACTTCCGGCGTGGTGTCTGGCTATGCTTGCTCTCAGCAGCGGACATCCACTTCTGCTGGGATAATTCTGGCCTGCGTAGCGCATTCTCTACACCTGACAACAACAATTCATCCCAAGGGAGGAAGTTGGAGATGGTTACCAAGAGCATTGCCGGTATTGTGTTGGCTGGAGCACTTTTCTCATCCAGTGCCTATGCAGACGGTCACGGCGGATTGCCGGATCAAAGCGTCCTGCCCTCAGATGTCGTGAAGATCAGCGATGTCGTTCCCATGATGGGAGAGCATTGGGCCAACCCTGCAAATCTGCCGCTCGGGCCAATTTACTGCGTGCACGAGGGCAAGGTTGTCTGCATCGAGTACATGATGTCGCAAGAGGACTTCATGAACGGGACATCATGGACAGAGCTCTCCGGCCTGACTGACCTCCCCTCGATAAATCATGTTGACCTGACGTTCGAAGCCGAAGGGCACGAGGGGTACGAAATTCCCCACTACGACCTGCACATCTACTTCATCTCTCCGGAAGAGAAAAAGCAGATCAAATAG